AGGTTGTCACACTTGGCCTGAAGTCCGTGTGGAAGACCACCACAAAGACGAGAGCAGCCGGTCTGCTACAAGACACCGACTGGTACGTCGTACGCAATGCAGAGACGAGTGCGGCTATTCCTGTTGACGTGACTACGTATCGTGCAGCAGTACGCACAGCGAGTGGTACAATCGAAACTGCCATCGACAATGCTGCAGATCACGCAGCCTTCGTTGCGCTGTTCGATACACCTACAGATGCAGATGGAAATCAAACAGGGAACGCACCGATCAACGACTGGCCCGATCCGCTGGACTAAGTAGATGTTTGCATCTTCCTCATTTTCGCAAGCACCTTTTTCGTCTCCGGGTACTTCGATCTTTGAGGTAACTGCTTCTGTTTCTGGTGCCGCTAGTGTATCAGTATCGGCAGTTCGGGTAAAAGATGCAACAACATCCGTATCGGGTGCCGCTACCGTATCGGGAAGCGCAACCCGTCGCTTTGTAGGTGCAGCGTCCATATCCGGCGCTGCTACCGTATCCGGATCGGCAACGTCATTCAAGGCAGCGACGGCATCTGCGTCCGGTGCGGGTACGGTCAGCGGAGCAGCCACTCTCGAAACTCCGGCAGGTGCGTCCGTATCCGGTGCCGGTTCGCAAACGGGAGCGGCTACGGCCCGTCTCGTTGCCAGCGGCTCTCTTTCCGCGAGTGGCACGTCGAGTGCAACAGGAACAGCCCGTCGTCCGGGTGACTCGGACATTTCCGGTGCAGCGACGATATCCGGAACTACGCTACTCAGGGCTACGGGTTCGTCGTCAGTATCCGGTGCGGCAACGGTATCATCGAGCGGGGTACGGGTTCAAGAGGGTGAGGCATCCGTATCTGGCGCAACGACGGTATCGTCGCAAGCCACGCTTCGCGCCCCGGCTGATTCGTCTGTATCCGGTGTGGCAACCACATCATCTGCCGCAACCCTACGCGCCCCGGCTGACTCGTCCGTATCTGGCGCGGGTACGATTTCCGGAGAGGGAATTAGGGTTCGTACCGGGGAAAGCTCCGTATCCGGTGCAGGTACGGTTTCTGCAACCGGCGACAAAATACGAGACGGTTCAGCGTCCGTATCGGGTGCAACCACCGTATCTGCATCTGTGTTGCGAATCAAAGACGGTGCCTCTTCTATATCCGGCGCAACCACCATATCGGCGGGTGGGGTGCGGATACAAGAGGGTGAGGGTAGCGCCGACGGTGCCGCCTCTCAGTCTAGCTCGGTAGTACGAGTACGCACCGGGGCAGCATCTGTATCGGGTGCAACGACAGTATCTGCAGCAGGTATCCGAGTACAAGTCGTAGCGAGTTCCGTAATCGGAACCGGCTCGGTCGCAGGAGTTGCAAGCCGTCTCACAGCAGGAGCCTCATCCGTATCCGGACAGGCAACTATCGTTGCAACCGGATTCCTGTCCTTCTTCTTCGACGCAACGCTCTATGAACGCAAGCACGTCGTATTCGTACCTGCAGAACAACAGCGTGTGGTTCATGTCACACAGCCGACAGAACACATCCTTTACGTCGTTCAAGATAAACAACGAATTGTGTTCGTACCCGAAGAGAAACCACGAGTGGTATCTGTGCCACAAGCCGCACAAAGATTAGCAAAGGTAGCATAAAATGGCATTACGTTGGCCCGACAAAGACCCGGATGAACAGCTAGACTACACTGTAGACTGGTCTCGATATTTAGACACCTTGACCATCGCATCTGTTGCGTGGCGGTACGTACAGGCTGACGGCACAGAGTCGAGCAGCCTGTTCGCTTCGGACACATTCAACGGTTTGACGGTGAACCGCGTCACCAACACCGGTACGACAGCTACCATCGTGCTTTCCGGTGGTACGGCAAATATCGACAACAAGCTAATCTGTGAAGTTACAACGAGTACGTCAACAAAAACAAACGCAGCAATAGTGACGAAGCGCGTTATCAATCTTCGAGTGAGGGAGCGAAACTAAGATGGCATACAACTATCTCGAACTTGTCAACAGTGTCGGTCGTCGCCTCAATGAAACGGAACTCACATCTTCGAACTTTGCCACTGCAAAAGGATTCTACGCAAACATCAAAGACGCCGTAAACGCCTCTATCCGAGACATCAATCAGTACCACCTCTACTGGCCTTACAATCACAACTCGGACGAAATCACGCTGGTTGCCGGGGAGACCCGCTACGCCATTGCGGACGAAGCTAAATACGTTGATTTTAATACGTTTCGCCTAAAAAGAGATTCTGATGTGGGTATCGGAACTGCAAAAAAACTACGGCAAGTTTCGTACCTAGAGTACGTGGACAGGTACATCGATCAAGAGGATGAAACTGACGCATCAAAAGGCGGACAGCCTGACTACGTGTTTCGTACTCAAGACGGGTACTTCGGGATAGTACCTATGCCGGACAAAGCGTACACGATACAATACGAATACTTCACCTATCCCGTCGATCTGTCACTTTACGACGACGTACCCACCATCCCAGAACCGTACAAGCACGTGATTGTAGACGGAGCTATGTACTACTCGTACATGTTCCGCGACAACATGGAGATGGCCTCTATCTCAAAGAGCAAGTTCGAAGAGGGTATGAAAAACATGCGTAAGATTCTTGTAAACGAAAACGTATACGTGAGGTCTATATAGATGCCCGATCGTTGGCAAACGTACCCCGTAGAGTTTCGGGGCGGTCTCATCTCAAACTTGAGTCCCCTGCAACACGGTAGTGCCGCTCCCGGTTCGGCTCGTAACCTCATCAACTTCGAGCCGTCTACGGAAGGCGGTTATCGCCGTATCGAGGGCTTTGCAAAGTTCAACTCGAACGAAGTTACCGGACAAAACAATATCTTAGGGGTTACGTACTTTCGGGATAGAGCGATTACGGCCCGTGATCAAACAGCGGGTGATCCTAAACTCTTTGCCGGTGCGGCGGGATCGGATGCGTGGGTAGACCTTTCGACATCCCTGACTCTCGGAACCAACACGTCTCGCGTACGTTTTTGCAAATATAACTTCGATGGTAACGACAAGCTCTTCATTGTTGACGGTATTGGGTACCCTCTCATCCTTTCTGGGATTACCGCATCCGATTTGAGCCAGCTTTCTACACCCTCTGACTTACAAGGGGCTACGCACGTTGTAGAATTTAAGGAGCATATTTTCGCTGCAAACGGTGAAAATCTCATTTTTTCTGCGCCTTTTGAAGATGATGACTTTACAGCAGCATCAGGAGGTGGTATAATCAACGTAGGCAGCACTATCACCGACTTAATTGTTTTCCGCGAACAACTCGTAATTTTCTCGGAAGATAGGATTTCGAGAGTTGTCGGTAACAGTATTGCAGACTTTCAGATGCAGCCGATTACGGACAACATCGGATGTGTTGTGTCGGATACGGCTCAGGAGATATCGGGAGACATTATTTTTCTCGGACCGGATGGGTTGCGTACGGTTGCCGGGACGGAGCGTAACGAAGACTTCAACTTAGCATCGATCACTAAACCCGTACAAAAGGAGATCGTTGCTCTCACAACCGGTAACACATCCTTTTCGTCCCTGACTATTCGAGAGAAGTCGCAGTATCGTATCTTCGGATTCTCATCGACAACAACAGCAGCAGCTTCGAAGGGCATCATTGGAACTCAGCTACAGGGCACACAAGGAGCAGAAATCAACTGGTCCGAAACTACGGGAATAAAAGCCTTCGTTGCGGATTCTACGTATACCGGAAAGACGGAAGTTGTGCTTTTCGGAAACGACGATGGCTACATCTACCAGATGGAGTCGGGTAACAGTTTCGACGGGTCAGACATCACGGCTAGTTTCTCGACGCCGTACTTCCCGATTACAGACCCGCGAACACGCAAGACCATCTATCGTGCGACGATCTACACTGACCCACAGGGCACGGTCGATCTCGACTTCAACGTCAAGTACGATCTTAGCGAAAGTGGCGTTATCGAACCCGATACGATTAACTTGAGCAATACCTCTAGTTCAGGGGGAATCTTTATCTTCGGTGATCCGGGGGCAAAGTACGGAACAGCAACCTATAGCGGAGAGTCACTCCAATCTATTTTTGACACACAAACACAAGGCTCCGGATTTACTGTGTCGCTGCAATTTGAGTCGAGCGGCACAAGCCCTCCGTTCTCTCTCGATGCCGCAGTGATAGAGTTTGGGCAGTACGGAAGAAGGTAATTAACGATGGCAGGTTATACCCGTAACGACACCACCAACCAGATTGCGGACGGCAACGTAATCAACGCTGCGCCTCTCGATGGTGAATTTAACGCTATCGAGGCGGCTTTCAACGTATCGTCCGGTCACACACACGATGGCTCTACCACCGGAGACGGCGGACCGATCAGCAAACTCGGACCGTCCCAGCAACTAGAGCAAACAACTACAGCCCTCACCCCCAACGCTGACAACAGCATCGACTTGGGTACAAGCTCTGCGGAGTTCAAAGACCTTTACCTAGATGGTATCGCCTACATTGATCGCCTTACAGTAGCTGCCTCTGACGGCTCTGCAGACGGTGTGGGTTCGCATCTGCAGCCTCTCACCAGTGCCACGTACGATCTCGGTTCCACTACGTACTTGTGGAACAACGCATATCTCGTCAACCTAAATGTTCGTAAAAACGATGCACCTGTCATCACCCTGACCAACACGTCCACCGACATGCTTGCGGCGGATAGTGTTGGTTCTATTGTTTTTGAGACCCTCGACACTCAGCAGTCAGGTGTAGACGTTGCAAAGATTGACGCTGTCGTGGTGGACAGCCTCGATGACACGGGTGGAGACGATGTAAAGCTCGTCTTCCAGACAGGTAATGCAGAAGCCCTGACCACTGCCCTCACCCTACAAGATGACGATGTGATAGCTCCGGATGACGTGTTCCTTCGTTCTGATGCTGCTGTCTTGAACTTTGGTGCGGATGACGATGTAAACCTGACGCACGTTGCCGATACGGGTCTTCTCTTAAATGATGCTATGGAGTTCCAGTTCCGCGACTCTGGGCTGACTATCGGATCAACAACGGACGGTCAACTTGACATCGATGCGGACACGGAGCTAGAGCTAGTCGCACCGACTGTTGACATCGACGCAGCGACAGCCGTGACCATCGACACCGCCACCCTGACTATCACAGGCGCTGCCAACGTAACGGGCGACCTCGACGTTGACAACATCAACATCAACGGCAACGCTATCACAAGCACAGACACTGACGGAAACATTGCCCTGACACCAAACGGCACGGGTGAGGTTGACATCAGCAAAGTTGACATCGACAGCGGTGCGATAGACGGAACGACAATCGGAGCAAACTCTGCTGCAGCCGGTACGTTTACTGACCTGACTGCAACTGGGAACACTGTTCTCGGTGACGCTGCAACAGATACCGTGACTATCACTGCTGACGTTGCCTCTAACATCATTCCGTCCGCAGATGATACGTACGATTTGGGTGCATCCGGCTCCGAGTGGAAAGACATTTACATCGATGGCGTTGCGTATGTTGACAGCATCGCGATGCCGACAACAACTGTCACGGACATTCTCGACGAAGATGATATGTCTTCTGACAGTGCAACGGCACTTGCAACTCAGCAATCTATCAAGGCGTATGTTGACGGGCTAGGAGGCGCTACCAACACGTTC